ATAGCCCTTGAACTGCCGGGGCCTCGGCGTCGTGGCGGTCCGGGCCAGCTCCGCCTCGATCCGGGTGATGGCCTCGGCCATCTCCGCCTGGGACTGATACACCGTGGTCCGGTCCCCGAACGTCACCGACCGGATCCCCGCGGCGTAGGCCGTCTTGAGGGCATCAAGCTGTGCTTCAGTCCACGCCATGCGGCCTCCTCAAGCTCACCCGGGGCGGCTGGACGAGCTGCCCGGCCGGGAGAATCGGCGAAGGCGTGTGTCTGACGGCCACCGGGATCGCCTCGCCCTGCCGATCAAATTCGCGCTTGCACGTCGGGCACCGCTGCCGCCCGTCGGTGCACGCGATGAGCTGGCAGCCGCGCGCCTTGCAGTCGGCGCAGATCCAGACGCGGCCCTGCCGATTGAATGGGGTATTGTGGCGCTTCGGCCAGCTCGTCAAGGACTGCGAGCGCTTACCCATCACCGTCTCCCCGTGCACACGTCTGCACGATTGCCCGCTAAGTTGTCGCGCCTACGCTAGGATTGGCTTCGGGGAATTGTAAAGATGGAAAAGTGGGAGGGCCAAGAAAGGGAGACGTAATGGGCCTTGAGGGTACTTGAGGGGACATCACCCCGAGCGGCGACAATTCCGCTGGGGGCGCAAGAGCTTGACCAGGGCGGCTCGCGGGACGCGGATGCCCCGTGTAACCCGGACGAAATCGAGGCGGCCGGCGGCGATCCACCGGCGCACCGTGCGCCCGGCGACATCGCAAATGCCGGCCACCTCGTCCACGCGGAAGAGGAGTTTGTCGGGAAGGCCTTTCATTTCATCGCCTCTTGGATCCGCTCGTTGACCGCCTCCGCCGACCGATCTCCCCTCCGCCACTTCTCCTGGCTCATGGCGATGTACGTAAACCACCAGGGGCATTCCACGATATCTCCCCGGTCGCGCGCGGCCATGGCCCTGGCGATGGCCAGGACGGGCTCGCGGGTGGCCTCTCGCTCCGTGATCCGGACGGTCTTGCTCATCGCAGGTACCCACTCCGCCAGACGCGGCGGCCGGGCGGCTTCGGCGGGGCGGGCGCTGGCGGGGGCGCAGGGGGTGGCGACGGTGGCTCGCCGGGTGTGGGCGGCGATTCGACCGGGGCCGCCGCCTGCCGGATCCGGGCCGCCATGTCGCGCAGGTTGGGCCGCAGGATCCGGAAGGCCACCAGGGACAAGACCGCGGCGTCCAGGGCGTGGTTCGCCTCCCGGTCCTGGACCCACACAGAATGCGTGGCCACGCCGCCCTTGTTGTACCGCGTCTCGCGATGCTCGGCGCAGAGCTGGGCGAAGAACTCCGAATCCACGGTGTCCACCCGGGCGGGGAAGTGGATGAAGTTCGGCCCGGGCGCCGCCAGGGCCAGGCTGCTCATGATCATCGCCTTGGCGTCGTCCACGTTGACGTGATAGAGCGACACCGGCCGGACCACCTTGCGCGCGGCCGTCCCCTTCGCCCGCCCGCGGCCCGTGTGCCCCACCGCCGGCGGCGAGACCGTCGCGACGAGCGGCTCGCCGGATTTGCCGGCCTGGCCTTTCGTGGCGTAGACGCGCCGCCCCTGGTACCGCAGGACGAAGTTGTACACATCATCGCTGGCAAACCCGGAGTCAATGCAGGTCGCATGGACCGGCAGGAGCTGCCCGCCGGCGTGCTGGTACCGGCGACTCAGCGCCTCCCACAGGCCGGCCTGCGTCTCGCCCGACCGGGGATCGCCGGGCACGTTCCGCCAGTCCACCACCCACCGTTCGCTCGCCTCCCCCCAGGCGGTGACCAGGACCAAGAAGCCACTCTCCTGCACGTCCACCCCGGCCGTCAGGGCGGACGCCGGCTCAGGCACCTCGATCAGCGCGCCGGTCTCCAGATCCCCGTAATCCTCCAGCCGGGCCATCACATCCTGCGCCTCCATGCGGGCCGTCCGATCGTCCCAGGCCTCGCCCAGCAATGTGTTTATGAACACCTTCAAACTCTCCCGCCCGCGCTCGCGCGCCATGAGGAACTTCTCCACCAGCGCCGGGAGGGAGATCCACGGCGACAGCATGGCGGGCACGTGGAAGCCCGCCAGGCCCGTCTCCTGCGGCTCCACCGTGGCTCGCCAGATCCCCGAGGCGATGAACTCGGGCCGCTCCGGCTCAGCGATCCGGTACCCGCAGCCCCCGTGCTCCGGCGCGGGGCATTCGATCCGGGCCGTGGCCGGATTGCGCTCCTCGAAGACCACGCGGAAGTGGACCTGGTCGCTCCAGGAGACGTAATCCACCCGGCCGCACCCGGGGCAGGTGACGTGGTATCGGCGCCGGTCGCTCCGCTCGTAGAGGCGGTCAATCCGCCCGCCCTTGAGCGTCGGTGTGGAGACGTAGAAGACGAAGCGATCGTGAAACGTCGTGGTCCGGTTGGCGAGCAGCTCGGCGGGATCGCCCTCCTCTGCGACCACCGGAGGGAACCGGTCGACGTCATCGCCGATGGCGAGGCGGACGGCCCAGCGGGCGAACGTGTTCGGGGTGTTCGCGCCGCCCAGGGCAAGGAACCCCCCCGGAAAGAGCTTGAGGTCCAGCGTGGATTCGGGCCTGGCATCGTCGCCCAGGACGCGCCGCGTCCGGACCACCGCGCGCAGCGCCGGCGTGGACCGGATCATATCCGACAGCCGCTCCTTGCTGTAGGCCTGCGCCATCGCCGCGGTCGGATGAACCACCAGCATCGGGCAGGGATCGTGCTGGATCGAGTAGCCGATGATATTCTGCAGGGCCTCGGACCCGCCCGACTGGTGGCATTTCATCAGCGCAGCCATGCTCACTCCGGGCTCGTGGACCACATCCATGATCCCGGCCAGGTAGGGCGCCGTCGCCGTGCGCCAGCGTGCGCCCCGGGCCGCGCTCGATTCCGGCAGCATCCGGTGGGCGTCGGCCCACTGGCTGACCGTGAACCTGGGCGGCGGCGCCATGGCGCCGCTCCATTCCAGGATCGTGGACGGCAGATCATGATCGTCGGGGCTCACTGCTGTTCAAGGAGTTCCAGCCGTGTCTTCCAGCGCGACATCTCTTCCATCGCCTCATAGAGGTACGCCTCGAGGCGCGGCCGATTGACCGCCTCGACAATGCCCATCTGGACCAGCCGCGACGGCATCGCTAATAATTTTGCCCTGACCGCCCCGATGACCGCCTTCCCGTCGCGCACGACCTCGTCCCGCGGGAGCAGCTCTCGCCGCCGCTTGGCGATGTCGAGCATCGTGCGCGCCGTCTGCGCCCGCGCCAGCCGGGCCCGCTCCTCGCCGAGGTTGAGCGACGTGGACGGCGCATCCCCTCCGCCCACGACCAGGTTTTGCTGTTGCGAGCGCCAGGCCAGGACCGCCTGGAGATTGTATTTCGACTCCACCCCCCGCCCCCCCCGGAACGCAACTGGCATCCCCATTGAGGCCCATTTGGTGATCCGCATAGGCGTAACCCTCAGCGCCTCCGCCAGCTCCGCACGGCCCAGGACCGTGGCCTTCCCCTTCTCCGCCATCCCGCAACCCCCCTGGTTTGGCCCGCTTACGCTACCATACACCCGTTCCAGAAATCTTCACCTTCCCGCTGATTTGTCTTGACCTAGTACGTACTACGTAGTATATTCCCTCCAGATAACGCAACCCGCCCGGCTGACACCGGGCCATCAAGGAGAGGGGACTTCCGATGACGACCGAGACAGCAACCCGCAAAGAACTGTGGGCCATGAAGGTGCGAGAGTTGGTGCCGACCTACCGATTTACCCCCTCCGCCCCTCACGCCAAGCGGATCACGTCGAGCGGGGACGCCGAAACCGTGCTTCGCCCCCTCTTTGGTGACATGGTTGACGAGTCCGTGTGGGCTCTGTACCTGAGCGGCGGGAATGATCTCCTGGGCGTGTACCGGATCTCCGAGGGCTCGGTCAGTGAATCCGCCGTTTCCCCGGCGAAGGTGATTCGCGGCGCGCTCCTGCTGAATGCCTCGGCGATCATCGTGGCCCATTGCCACCCATCCGGACACTCTCATCCCAGCGCCCCCGATCGCGCCTTGACCGAGGACCTGGTGAAGACGTGCGACAAGATGGGAATGGCGATTGTGGATCATCTCGTCATCGCCAACGGATCGGGATACTACTCGTTCGCCGATAATGGGCTCATTGCCGAGTACCGCAAGAAGTAACCCCCCGGGCCCTGGCCGGCTGACACCGGCCGAGGCCTTCACCCGGAGAGGAGACCTCCCATGCGACTGTATGAGCAGCACCGCCCACAGACTCTGGACGAAGTCATCGGGCAGCCCAAAGCCGTGACCCTGTGCAAGTCCCTGATCGACCGGAAGGCCCTCGGCGGCCAGGCCCTGTGGATCTCCGGGCCGAGCGGCACCGGGAAAACCACCATCGCCCGGATCCTGGCGCGCGAGGTCGGCGGCAGCAAGTTCAGCGTCACCGAATACGACGCCAGCGATACCTTTGACCAGGCCCAGCTCGACGCCATCGGGCAGGAGCTGCACTTCCGCTCGATGTTCGGCGCCCGGGTTTGGATCATCAACGAGGCCCACGGCCTGCGGAAGTGGATCATCCGCCAGCTCCTCGGCCTGCTGGAGCGTCTGCCGGCGGACGCGCTCTTCATCTTCACCACGACGAACGCCAGCCAAGCCGATCTGTTCGACGGCCAGGTGGACGCGGGGCCGCTGTTGTCCCGCTGCATCAAAATCAACCTGACCGACCAGGGCCTGGCCGAGGTGTTCGCCCAGCGGGCACAGAAGATCGCCAAGGGTGCCGGCCTGAACGGGCATGGGATCGGAGCCTATCGCAAGCTGGCCGAGCGCTGCGGGAATAACCTCCGGGACATGATCCAGGCGATTGAAGCGGGGCAGGTGGAAGAGCAGGACAAGAAGTAAGGCGGACCCGGGGGACGCTGACACGTTCCCCGGGCCCTTGCTCCCCACCGAGAGGGGACCTCGATGGAGAGCCAACCGAAGAGTACCACAACCCACAGCGCCCCGCCACGGGGCAAGGAGAGGACGATGCCATACGCACTGATTCAACGGGGATACGCCATTTTTGGTGTCGGTGAGACTCCAGACGAAGCACGTGCGGACGCCGCCCAATGGTTGGATGGCGACGATGAGCGGGGCCTCTCCGGTCACGATGTAGCAATGGCGGTTGCCGAGAGTGGAAACATCGGCGGGGTCGACGGGGAACTCGTTGTGTTGCAATGCACTGCGGCGCTCATCGAGTACGTCCGAGAACACGGGACAACGACATACCACTTCACCGACGATGGCATTCTCTGCCTGAAGGGAGAGGTTGAATAACATGGCCACAATCAAGCGCACCGTCACGATGTACCGCTGCGACCGCTGCGGGCACACCTGGTTGCCACGCAAGCCCACACCGCCTAAAATATGCCCGGTGTGCAAGCGCAACCTGAAGAGCGGGAGGCGATAATGGCGACACCGGAGTTGAACCCCGACGGCATCAGCGTCAAGGGCTGCTCGATGATCTACGCCCCCAACGGCCAGGCCGGGGAATACGCCCCGCTGGCTGCCAACCCATACCGCGGCTGCGGGCACGGCTGCGCCTACTGCTACGTCCCGAGCGTGCTCAAGATGGACCGCGCGGAATTCGACGCGGGCGCCATCCCCCGGCAGGGATTCGCCGACGCGCTCATCCGGGACGCGCGGAAGTATCAGGCCCTCGGCATCACCGAGCAGGTCATGTTGAGCTTCACGACGGACCCCTACCACCACGGCGACACCTCGTTGACGCGGCAGGTCCTGGGCCTGCTCAAACTCTACGGCCTCGGCATCTGCACCCTGACCAAGGGCGGGGCCCGGGCCCTCCGGGATATAGATCTCTTCCGGCCGACCCGCGACGCCTTCGCGTCCACTCTCACCAGCCTGGACGACGCCTTCTCCCGCAAGTGGGAGCGAAATGCGGCCCTGCCCGCGGATCGCATCAACACCCTGCGCCGATTCCACGACGCGGGAATCTTCACCTGGGTCTCCCTCGAGCCCGTCCTCGACACCGAGGCGACGAAGCAAATCATCTGGGAGACGCACAACTTCGTGGACCTCTACAAAGTCGGTCGCGTGAACTACATCGGCCTGACCAAAACCACGGACTGGGAACGATTCACCGGCGAGGTCCTGGACGTCCTCCACCAGGTCGGTGCCCCCCACTACATCAAGCGCGACCTCCACCCCTTCCTTCCGGCTGGCTATCCCAACCTCAAGCGGATCCCTCAACATCACGCCCCCTCGAACGTGATCGCCGCATAGTACACGCGGGCCGGCGCCGGGCCGAGCGCCTCCCACTGCTGGAGAATCCTCACGCCGGATCGTTTGGCGAATCGCGCCAAGGCGATCCGGCGTAGCTCTTTCGTTCCGGCAAGCGTGGCGGCGGAACGCCGGCTCCCGCCTTCCACCAGCTCCGCCAGGGCCGCCGGCAATGCACCCCACCGCGTCTTCAATGCCGACCCATCGGTAAGCACGAGCCCGCCCTTCTCTCCGGTTCCCCACCTCCGCCGCGCCGCCAGGATGAGGACCTGTTCCCACGGCGATCCAAAAGCATCAAAGTCAAACACGTTGAAATCCCCCAGATCGAGACAGCGGAGAAGTCTCCGATTGTCG